TGCTCTCATTATACGTCTGCCCCCTGGTTTTCGGAACGGCGTAGAACTACTTTGTAGTATTCTGTTGTTCCAAACGGATTAACGAAAGGAGCGTGTGTAGCAATTTCAAAAAGTGTTGACTTACCATTTCTTGGTCCAGATGTTTCGACATAGATTGGGTTATCAAACTTGTCTCGTATATTTGTTATAACAACATTTGTTGCTGCATTCTTTGCATCAACACTGGAGATACGAATATCTTTTTTGACTCTTCCAAGAAGCAGCATGTCAGTCTTGATGTCTGGGTCTGGCTTAATGTCTTCTTTATATGAAACCCCAGCTTCGTTAAATGAACAAACAACTGTTTTGTCTAGAACCCAAGTCTTTGTAACATTGCCGTAAGCAGTTGTTTCAGTAATTGGGTAGTATACATCTGCCATCATGGGGAACATAAAATCGGGGGTTTCGCAAATAGACATTAGAGCACCCCTAGTCTTGTAATAGACTTAGCATACTTAGAAAGTATCTTGTCTACAAGAATATTACCTGTTCCTTCGAATGACTGCTTGTCGAACTGTAACTTGTACTGGTCAGTGTTGTATGCTGTAACATATCGCTTGTAGTAGTCTAGCTGACCGCACTCAATGTCTGTGATCAGGAGGCTGACGGCACGAGCAATGTCTGATGGCACTGCTGTGTATCCAGACTCTACAATAACTCTATAGTCATATGTCTTGGGAAAGCCACCCCATATGCCAAAGTTTAGGTCTAGATAGTCTGTGCTTCCAGCAGGAAGAATAAGGTCTGCACTCTCACTTCTATTCAGTTCTCCTGTATAGGTTTGAGTTATAGCAGTCTTATCTTTTGTAATCTCAAAGTTACGTACATATGCTGTTGGATTGGTTGCATCGTAAACTAAAACGTTGTTTTCATATACCTGCAAAATTTTCTTTGCATCTACCCATAGTGGCAGGTAGTCTGCTCCAAGACCAGTAGTCTCGAAAGTTGTTTTCTTGTAGTAAAATCCTTGTGGAATAACAGAGTCAATGATTGCTCTTGCTAATTCTTCGTTCAAGGTTTTTGTAGCTATGTCAGAGGCTGTCTCTGCTAGTGTGTTTGGGTCCAAATATGGTCTGCGAACCTGATAGGTGTCGTCGTGAATGATATCCCCTGACGCATCTGTAATTACAACTCTATAGTCTGAGTCATACTTTCCTGATAGCGTGATTGTCCACACATACGCTGCATTGTCTGTTACAGTCTGTGTGGTGGAAGAAAGGTCTGCCAAATCAGTTATGGTTGCTGTAAACTGTTCGTTAGAAACGTATGCAGCAGGGATTGTAAACTTAACCTCCACATTCTGATATGGCAGTAGCCTTAATTTTTCCATTAAATTCCGTACTCCTCTGCAACCTCTTCTGGGGTTGCGGTACGCACGTGATCTCGCTTAAGCCATTGTTCAGCCTTGTCTTCGTCAACGATGTTGTACCCTTTAGTTATCTTTCCTATACCCTCTACTAGAACATTTCGTGTAGAGAATAGTGCTACAGTTTTAACCTTAGTTTTTTTAGGCTCCGTTGCCTTTACCTTTGGTGATCTATCTGCAGGTCCTGAGCCAATAGCTCCATTTGCTGTTGTTGTAACAGCCCCAGTTTTTTTACCACCTTTTGCATTTGTGCGAGATGATCCAATGACATTCTCTGCATCTGTTTCTGGTATACCCTTAGACTTTTGTTTTAAGTTTGTGAATGATTCTTCTAATGTTGCTGCAACATCTTCGATTACTTCTGATACTTCTTCTACAATCTCTTCGACTGTTTCGATAATTGTTTCGTTTGACATTTGAAACCTCCTGTAATAATTATATCAGATAGTAAGAGAGGTAGGGACCGAAATCCCTACCTCCCCTAAGAGCTAAACTCAAATTATGAAGATGAGTCCTGGCTGTCGCTGTCAACCCAAGCTACAGCGTCTTCCTCTTCCCACTGAAGTCCGAAACGAACGAATACGGTGTATTCGATTGTGTCTTTCTTAGCAACGTATTCACGGTTTACAGTGATGTCTCGCTGGAAACCCCAAATGCGGTTTGAAGGGAATGTGAGGTCGATGTAGTTGTCTGGGTAGTAAGGAACTTCCATTACTGGAATACCTAGTACACGAGTACCACGAGCCTCTCCTAGAACCTGGTCAGTACCTGCAAGGTATGCATTACGGTACTGCTCGGTCCAGATGTTGTTAGCGGCTGTACCATTTTGCTTAACGATGTCAGCAAATGTGTCAGTGCTTGCATAGAACTTAAGACCGTTCTTGAGAGCACGATACTTTCTTGGTAGAGCAGCAATGACACCCTGAAGAACTTCTGGAGTCCACGCACCGCTTGTAACGGTTGCAGAATACTCGTGAGCATCTCCACCGAAACGAACCTTGCGAACGAATCCTTCCATAATGTTAAGGAAGGAGTTTCCTCCAGTACCTGTACCATTGATGGCAAGATCTTCAATGTCATTTGCGAATGCGTTGGTCATTAGACGAACAAGGTGGTCCTCAAGGGCTGCACCTTCAATGTTGTCTTCCAATGCCTCAGCAGAAACTTCCCAGTCAAGGCGAAGCTTCTTTGTTGTTAGTTCAACCTTAGCAAAGGTTGCACCTGCGTTTGTGTATGTAGCGTCAGCCTGGTTTGCAGCACGAATAACTCGTTCTCCAACGTTGACCTTTTCGAGTTCCATTGTATTGGCTCTCATTGTGACTCTACGACCATCTTTGGCGAGAACAGTACCGTCCCAAACATAGTCAATAAATCTACGAGCTTGTTCAGGACGTAGAATACCACTACCTGCATCACCCGAAGGATTTACTGCGTTTGGTCCAGTTGTTACACCAAACTGTGCGGTGGGAATGTTACCAAGTGTATCTGCACCTGGGTTTGATACGCCACCAATTCCTCCAGATGCGAATGCACCTTCGCCATTTACTTCGTTGGCTCCTGCACCTGGATAGTTTTTAATAATCTCTTCCGACATTTTGTCACCTCCTAAGTGATTTTTTATTTGAATAGATCGGCAGTTTTGAGGAAACGTCCGTCCCATAGGGATTTTTCAACCTTGTCTGGTTGAAGTTCCTGTACGATCTCGCCTAGATCGCCAGATTTGCGGAAAGCGGTATCGGCTTCAACAGCGTCAACTCTCTTTCCAAACTCGTTAAACTCGCCCTTGGCTTCTGTTACCTCGTTTTTTACAGAGTCAATAGACTTGCTTAGTTGTGCAATTTGCTCGGCTTGTGCCTGAACAACTGCGGTTAGATCGCTAAAGGCTTTTGTAACGGTATCCTTGATTTCAGCAACTGCGTCTACAAGAACCTCGTCTGACTTGGATACTGAATCAGCCTTCTCAGCAACGTCTTCATCAGCAACAACCTCTTCAGTTGCCACCTCTTCAGTTACCTCTTCTGCTACTTCAACATCTGCCTCTGGAGCGACCTCTGCTTCAACAGCGACTTCTTCTACTGTCTCAGCGACTGTTTCATTTACTTCATCAGTCATAGGACTTACCTCCTTAGTTATCTTAGAAGTATTAATGCCTTTAGCACTATCTACTAAGAACTTTACCATTTCTGGTTTTTCTGCATCTGACTTTTCTACAAAGCCGATGTTTTTCATTGCAGCACCACTAGTTGGGCTGACTTCTGAATCATTTTCTGAAAGCATGACGATTCCATTTACATCGTCCCAGAATACATTTTCAATCTCTAGATCCACGTCGTCTCCTTTGATTACGTCTACGCCATCTACCTTTTCAACAGATATGACATTGGCAAACTGATTTGCAGGGGTATCAACTAATGACAACTCAATGAGATCGTAGTCTTTAATGATACGAATAGTTGTGTCCATCTTTTCATCAAATGCGTCGTCCCACTTGTTCATTCTTCCACCGATGGAAAAACCTGAAAGTGTTCCGTCTAGAACCTTTTCCCAAGTGTCCTGAGCACCCTTTGAGATGTATGTTGATACATAGACACCTGCATAAAACTTCTTTGACTCTGGGTCAAAGTACTTGTCTTCTTTAAATGAAACCATTTTGCCTACCGCTTTGGGCTGGTGCATTTCACGAATGTTACCACGGAATTTTTCAAAAGCCTTTAGTGAGGCTTCTGGAGTAACGATGTCATTCTGCTTATCAACATTGTCTAATGTTGCAAAACCAGAAACGATTCGTCGTTCTTGGTCTACTTTTGAGAAGGGCATGGAGAGGCGAACATTCTCGCCTTCTGTATCCCAGTGAGCTTTAGAAATAGTCATGTTAGTTAATTATACCCTGTTTTTTACAAAAATGTTACATTGTCATAACATTTCAATTATAACACAATATTACTGTGAAGACCTTCCCTCGCCTTGTGCATTTCTGCCACTGGTTGTTGTAGTGCTATCTGAATTATTGTTTGATCGCTCTGCATCACGTTGTCTATTACCTGCAAGATTTGCACGAGCATCTGTGAGTTGACGAGAAGCCATCTGGAAAGGCTCGTCTCCATCTGCACGTTGTGGAAGACCAAGAGCTTCACGAGCTTCGTTGGGAACCATAATCTGTGTCTTGACATAACGCTCAAGAATCTGTGATTGTGCAATTTCATCTGTAAGAGTAAGTTCGTTGAACTTGAATTCAAGAATGTCTGTCTTCTCTTTCATAATCTTACTGAGCATCTTTTCAAGATTTGTCTGTGCAGGTCTAGCTACCTGTTCTTTGAATGTGCGGTCCTGTGCAAGAGCAGCAGCGATGCTTGCAGAATCTCCACCACCAATCTTAGAAAGTGGTACTTGGTGAGCAACAAGGATATCATCTCTGTTACGAACTCGATACTGGTTGAAGGATGCTTCCTGTACGCCATTCTCGATTGGCTCCATCTTAAATTCTACCTTGTTTGTGTCAGAGTCGCCTGGCAGTGGAATGTAGAGTGTGCGGTGAGACTGTCCCTTAAGGCTAGTCTGCAAGAAGCGGAACATCTTGTCTTCTGCATCGTCTGAAAGCTTTGCACCTTTAAGTGTTACAACGTAACGAGGAACAGCCTTGTTGCTAAAGTAGTCAATGTTGTATTGTGATGCAAGCTGGTCTCCGTGAAGAGCTGAGATTGCAGACATGATATCTGGAATTCCGTAATAAGTATTTAGAGGAGAGTATTCCTTGTAATGAATAATCTCGTTAGGGCGTGGGTCGTCAGTTACTGGGTTTGGGTTAACTGCCCCAAAATTTCTGAAGTAGACAACCTTGTTGCCGATGATCTGAACGTAACCATCTTTTAGTCTACGAACACGCATAGTGGTTGATGGGATATGACCAACATATCCAATCTCTCCTGTTACAGTACGACCAATCTCAAGGTAACCATTACCTGTAGCCTGAACATCTGTGTAAAACTTCATCATTGTGTTTGTAAAAGAATCTTCATCGTTTAGCTCTTCAAGCCATTCACGCATTGCAATTCTTGCACGTTCAATACGCTTACGTGCTTTTTCTGCAGCAGATTCTGAAGATCCTTCGATAGCAAAGATTGTGCTTCTTGATGGCTGGAAGTCATAACCAAGACCAACAATGTTTTCTACTTTTGCGTCAATAGCAGCGTGGTTAGCAAATGATGTGTCGTAGTAGTTGGCAAGTTCGTAAAGATTCCAGGGTGGAGTGATTACATCGAATAGTCCGTAGCCATTGTGGTATACGGTTCCAGGATTAATCTCTTTTGATCTTGCTCCATTAACTCCTGTGCTTGTTGCCATAGCACTATCAAGATAGGCAGGTGTTACGTCTACCGCCTTAGACATTCTAGTTGCACGACGTTTAAAGTTTGCATTAAGACCAGTTAGAGACTTGATGCCTTCCCAATCTTTAATAAAAGGATCTTGTGTTTTAAAAACATTTTCTTCTTCGACAAGACTATCTGTCTTTGCACGAATAATATATTCTACTGGGTCATTTGCCATTATTCATCATCTCCGTATTGTTCCAAAGTTTTCTTTGCAGCAATAACAGCTCCAAGATCATTCATGTTGGGAATAAAGCCCTGCTTCATGCGGTCAATTTGTTCTGAGTGAGTCTCTTCTGAAATTTGTCGTGTATTTGGATAGAAGATTGCTTGACCCTCTGCCTCTCCATAATATGCAGCGGCATCCATAAGCTTCTTCACACGTTCGTGATCATTCTTGTACGCTTCAATAGAGAGAACGTTGTTGTCTCCATCGGTAAATGGCTTGCCATTTGCTTTTACCCAGATGTATGTACCAAAATCTGAAAAGTCTTCTTGAACTACTGTAAGTTTTGCTTTACCCAGTGCTTGCTCAATTGGGTCTAAAGGTTCCTGTTCCATAACCACCAGTATATCATATTACTTAACTTTTTGTCCTGTGACTGGTATAACAATTGATGGGAAACGTACACTTTGGTTAATGGTGTCTCCATTTGTGGTTGTTCCGTCAACATTTAGGTATGCGGTATAGCTATATTTTGATAAATCTAACGGAATGTTTGTTTGAATTGGTGATTTTGCACTAGCACCAAAGTATGTACGATAAACGTTTGATAACGTTTTTCCAAGACCATCGGCAACGGCATCTGCATAGATATCAAACCATGTTGCGTTTGCTGACTCATATGTTGTTGATGTAGTCTCTGTCCATGTTTCTGTATCTGAATTAGTTTCTCTGTCTAGAACAATACCCCACGATGTTGCTGTAACCTTGTTTGCATACTCTTCTTCTGAAATTTGATAGTGTGAAATATTGTTAACCAGGAATGGACCAGTTATTCTAATTGCACCAACAGCACTTTCAAAAGATAGCGACGGATTAAACTTAATTGATACAAAGTTCCAATTTCTATAAAAAACATTGCCGTCTGCAACTACTCCAGATGGAGTTGAGTCTTCTGCTCCATTTACATATAACTCTACGTCCCAGTAAACAGGTTCACCTACCGTATTTAAATCTTTTAGATATACCGTGCCTTTTGTATTATCTCCAATACCGTCAACCATAACAGCATACTTATCTGAAGAGCTATCTCCAATTCTTAAAATTTCTTGTGGACCTGAAGAAAAGGCTTTATCATAATAAAATCCAAACTGTAAGATATCAAGGAGAAAGAATCTTTTTGCCGATTCATTAAATGGAATCTCTATTCCACGAGTTCCATCAAATGTTGATCCTAGTAGCTGAATACCGCTTGTTTTGTTTAGATAAAGATATGGGGTTTTTCCTTTATATGTTACAAACGGATTTACAGAATTATTATAAAGAAAGCTTGAGCTAGGCTTTGTATAAGGGTATAGGTCTCTTCCAAGTTTTGAACCAATAAATGTTTTTAAAGTATTGTTTTCATTATTTAATGATTGTGAAGATAGTTGCATATTCCTAATTTTTACTGGATTTCTAAAAATTCCTGGAATCTTCATCTCAAATTTAATGTTTAGCCCTAACTCTTTAAAGTCGTTTACAGGTGGAATATAAATTACTGAACCATCTACTACTTCATAAATTTTTGTAGCCCATGTTGAATCTGGAGAAACTATTTTTGTTGATGGTAAATTAGACAAAGATCTTGATGATAGATCTGATGTTGTTAGTGATGGCTTTGTTAGTTCTGAAAAGTAGGCATATGTCTTTACCATTTCATTTACTGTAGAAACGTTTGAAGAAGCTATTAGTTCGGAGGCTGGGTAGTCAACATTAAATTGAATAAAGTCAAGTGAGTAGGTTGGATTTACAATACCAGAATTTTTTGCTAACAGTGTGAGTGGGATGTAATCTTCCCAATATGCATATGTTGCAATATCGAGTGCGAATGATCCAAGATTGTAAACTCCAAATAATGTGTAGTTTGCATAATTGTCTAGCAATAAAAGCTGACTTGAAACTAAACCATTTGTAAAAGAAGTTTTAATTAAGTCGTAGTTCTTTGCATTGGAAAATCCGATTTTGTAAACTTTTCCAGAGTATCCATTTACAAAGCCACTTTCCCCACAAAATTGAATTTGAAGACTCGACTTGTTTGCAAAGAAAGATCTCATTTGGCTTGTTGCAGATGCATTATTTAAAAGAGCAGGAATGTTTATCCCTACCCCAAACATTGTATTATCTAGAACATCTTGTCCATCAAATGTTGCTACCAGTGTTCCGTTTGAAACAAACTCATACTTTACAGTTGTTCCAGTTGGTGAGTAGTAACATCTAAAATATTCTTTTTTTAAATTATATATTTTAAAAATGGTTTCAGCAACTGCTGGTCGAGTTGTATACTTTAATGCAGCATATACCGCATCTACCGTATCGTCTATTATATTAAACTTTGGAAACGATATGTATGTCTTTACTCCCCAGTTACTTGGATTCATTTCAAAATAGACTGAGTTATCTATTAGTTCTCCGCTTGCCAAGTCTCCAGCAACAGTCTCCGTATTGTTTTCTTCTTGTGCGTCATACCAATCCATAAGAGTTCTGCTCTCTTCAAACATCAGGGTAGG